GTATGAGATTAATCAAGATTACAAAAACAAGAAAAGCGGACAGGACTGGCACATCATGTTTATGAAACACTATTATGACGACTCAATAAACGCAGAATGTGAGCATTTATTCAGACAGACAGGCTATTGGCCTAAATATTGTAAGGACTGACATGGATTGGCTTAAAACGATTGAACAACTAGCACCGACTATTGCTTCAGCATTGGGTACTCCAGTTGCGGGAATGGCGGTATCTGCGCTTGAATCTGCTTTAGGAATGAAGCAAGAGGACATCCAAAAGAACATTGAGGACAGTAAATTAACTGCCGAGCAAGTTGCATCTATACAACAGGCTGAGATTGCTTTAAAAGCTAAAGCGCAAGAGTTGGGTTTGAACTTTGAGCAAATGGCGGTTCAGGACAGAAAATCTGCTCGTGATCTGCAGCAAAGCACCCATTCTTTTATACCTCCTGTTTTAGCTGTGTTGGTCACAATAGGATTTTTTGGTATATTGGTAGGGCTGATGATGGAGACATTTAAAACATCTGATGCTTTGCTTTTGATGCTGGGTTCGCTTGGGACTGCATGGACGGCAATCATGTCTTTTTATTTTGGTAGCTCTGCAGGCTCACAAGCCAAGGATGCTATGTTACATAACTCACAACCAACAAAATGATTAATTCAAGAAACTTAGATGATCTACTTCCGCAAGTTAAAGCAAGAGTTGAAGATTTTATTAAGGCTTGTCAGCATAATGGCATCGACATCTTGGTTACTTCTACATATCGGGATTATGAAAGTCAGGATGCTCTTTATGCTCAAGGGCGCACAGCTGAGGGAAAAATTGTCACAAATGCAAGGGGAGGTGACTCTTTTCACAACCATCGTTGCGCTGTGGATATTGTGCCTGTGGTTAACGGCAAACCAGACTGGGATGGATCACATCCAGTTTGGGCACAAGTAGGGCAACTTGGAGAGGAATCAGGACTTGAGTGGGCTGGTAAATGGAAATCATTTAAAGAACTGGCGCACTTTCAATACACAGGCGGTTTAACAATAGCAGAACTTAAAGAAGGCAAGGTAATAGCATGAAGAACTTTAAAATTGAAGGCAAAGAATACAAGTCACCCAAATCACATTATGTGGTTTTAAGGGAACATGAAAAGAAAACTGAGCACGAGTTGCACAGATTAGAAGACAAGCTCAAAAAACATGAGAATTTGCCTATGGAAAAGGCACATCCGATTAAATAAGACTATTCTTGTAGTCTATATAGGTTTGGGGTAGAGGCACATTATCAGGCCACAAATTAGCTTCAATTAGCCAATAAACTGTTTTAAGGTGCGCTCTATCCCAGAGCCTTTCACGTTCTTTCTTACTGTAGATAGAACCTTGGTCTAAATCCATGTGGCAAACATGGCATAAGGCAGCAATCATATTGTCGTCTGCTTTTATAGCTTTACCTTTGCCATGCGCCCCTTGATTGGAATGTGCGCCAAGAATCGTGCCATCATCTATCCCACACATGGCGCAATTCAGGTATTGGCAGTTATCCAATAGCTTACGACTGCGGATATATTGACGTTTTGGATTTGGATTCATTTATCTACATCAAGCTCAATTCCGTTTTGGGCGCACCAAGCATACAGCCATTCCACAAACTGTGATGCTTGATCCTTAGTAAATTTACGAGATTGGAGACCGAGTTGCACAATCCGATGACTGTCTAAGCTTGGTACAACTTTACCGCTTCTAAGACCTGTTTCTGATGCAAATTGGTCTATTAAAAAGCGTTTCCAACTCTCCTCATCCCATTTAGCTCCAAGATGTGTAGCATGATGGGCAATATCAGCAATTATTGCGTGATACAACCTGTTTTGGTCATCTGATCTAACCGCATCCACAATTTCCATATCAAGCTGTTTACCAACTTTAAGCGCCTCTAAAACTTTAGGCCAAACTCTGACCATCAACGCTTTCGCTTGTTCTTCATTTTCTAGTTTAAATTTCATGGTTTTGACAACATAAGTTTGAGCATACGCATTGCGCTCTCAACTGAATCAACCAAGCAAAACGGCCCACCTTTCCAGTTTTGAGCAAAGTCTAGCTGGTTCTCGTTAAACCCTTTTTTGCCATAAGCTGAATCAGGGTTCTTCACCTCCATAAGTAGAGTTTCTCCCTCATATCCCACAAGAAGATCGCAAGGTTCTTTGATGTAATACACATAAGCCCCAGCCTCACGCAGAGCCTTGACTATTTTTGCCTGATTCTCATCAACTCGTGCTGCTCGTCTCATTTTTCTTCCTATGTATCGTATTTTTTACATCTTCAGCCAAATTTGCAAATAATGCGTTACTTTGCATCTTTTGACGTACTGCATCCCTGATGTATTCTACCCAGCCAGGTTGCATTGCAAGGTGAGCATACAACTCCACAATTTCATCATACATTTGGTCAAAAGGCTCATCCATTGACAATCCACTTTCTCATTTCGTTTGAATTGCGGTAGCCAATAGACTTGTAGAACCTTGGCGCAAGAACATGAACCTCTGGGGATAATCTAGGTAATCTGTCTGCTACAGGGTACTTAGTTTCCTTTAAAACAGTTCCCTCTGGCCAAGGCTCTACTGGTTGCCATATTGTTTTAATTTCCACTTAAGATTCTCCAAGCTGTTGCTGCACAAAGAGGGACTTGTCCATTTCCAATGGCTTTAAGTCTGTCCATTCTAGCGGCCACCCCATTAGCCACTCTACCCACGTCGGGTTCAATTGACCAGAATTCGGGTCTACCGATTGACTCAGCATAATTTGTTTGCCTTTGTTTACTCTTTTTTGTATTGAAGGATTGCTCATATTCCCACGATCCCTGTTGTCCGATGCTTGTGGAGTTGGCCAGAATTTCTCTCTTTTCTTTTTGCTTGTTCCCTGAGTTAAAAGCCAAAATTCCTCGTACGTTTCTACATTCCTCGCTACCATTGATACTTGACCATCCGATCTCCATGCTCCTCCTCGTGATGCTATGGGTGTCGGCCACATTTGTTTCTTTAACAACGCTTTTCTGCTGTTGCTCCCACCATCTAATCCTGTCGTATTGGGCGTGTGGAAAGTGTCCACTCCGTTGGGCGACAATCCAGATTCTGTCCCTCTTATGGTTTGCTCCAATGTCGTTTGCTCCCAACACTCCCCATCTCGCATCAAACCCCATTGAGGCCAAGTCTCCAAGAACTCGTCCAAGTCCCCTAGAAGTGAGCATTGGTGAGTTTTCCACAAATGCGTATTTGGGTCGAACTTCACAAATGATCCTTGCCATTTCTCCCCACATCCCTGATCGCTCTCCGTCAATTCCTGCGCCTTTTCCTGCTGCGCTAATGTCTTGGCATGGAAATCCTCCAGATACAACGTCAACAATTCCTCTCCAAGGTTTTCCGTCAAAGGTTTGTACGTTATCCCAAATCGGGAAAGGCGGGAGAAGTCCGTCATTTTGTCTGGCGCACAGTACGCTTGCTGGATAGGCTTCCCACTCAACGGCACAGACTGTTCTCCATCCAAGCAGTTTTCCCCCAAGTATTCCTCCACCAGCGCCTGCGAAAAGAGCCAACTCATTCATGTTCTCCCCAATGATTTAATGCGTTCTCTAATGTAATCAGGCATAGGTACTGCCAATTTCTTTTCTTGCTCTAGTTTAACAAGATAAGGATCACGTTCCTGAACCATTGTAGAGGCTTCAGGTATCTCAGCTCCATCCCAACGCTGTTGGTTTAAGTACACAAGGGGCGCAGGAATAAATGCTCCGTTGTCTTTGCGCCAGTCATTTGTGGTCTTCATCCACTCAACGTGTTTGATTATTTGATCGGCACACGCATCACAGTAGTATTTCTGCCATTTTTTCAAACATTCTGACTTGCCTCCTTTGCGTGAACTACGAGGCCAGGCTTTCCAAAAATCTTCAAATCCCATTTTTTATTTCTCCATAGGTTATGCTAGGGTGGATATGAACCATTCCCTCTCCAGCATCTTGTTATTTATCATCATTTATCTTAAGTTATCTACACAAAAAGCCCAAGTGCGCTTGACGAGTTTATTCGCTTATACACAAGACCTAGTTGTCCACCTGAGTTATCTTGTGCTTTACCGATACCTAAACTAAGTTCGGTCACGTTTTGCTCTGGGGTGTATCAGAGTGCGGTGTTTTCTCCCAAGCCGTCCATTCAAACGCTCTGCTCCGTGTGGGGTACGGATGCCATTTAAAAAACAAAAAAGCCACTTAGCGCTAATCTCTGGTGGAAACTCTATCAAATATGTTCTACATACATTTGATAAAGCAGAAACTAGCACTAAATGGCCTGTCCGTTGTTTTCCACGACAACGCTTTGTATTGTATCCTATTTAACCTCTAATTTCAAAATAAATTAAAAGTAGAACAATAAATATTAAATAAATCATTCCAATACCTCAAACCATTCGGGGCGCAATACCCTTAACTGATAAATACGCAACTCAGGTATCTCTTTCCAGTTGTATACCGCCTGGCGTTTGATACCCAATAAACGTGCTAGTTTTGCAGGAGAACCTGCTAGTTTGATTGCTTTTTGTTTGTCCATAAATTAAGTTTACTCCTAAATTGTCGCAAAAACCACAAAAACCATATATTTTGAAAGGTCAGTTGACATATTTGTCAATTTAGGAGTAAGATACGTTTTATCAGCACAACGCTGATACTTCATTAGATAAATTAAGGACACATTATGAGTAATAGAAGTTATTTTGAAGAAGACGACGATACAAGAGAACTCAAAGCGCAAGACTTTTGGGAAGCTCGTCAATACAACATTCTGAGAGCAAATCCAATCTGCTCAGACCCCGATCATCCTGGTTGCGACAATTGTTTGGGGGACGAAGATGACAATTAAATTTTTCTACACCGGCAACGAAACAACTCGTACGTTTCCTCGCACATTAGCCGAGGCATTTCCCGCAACCCCACAACCCAATTTCGAGGATGATATGGACAACGAAGATAAATTAATCTGTTTGATTTGCGTAATTATGTTTGTATTCACGTTTACTTTAATGTACTTGGGGGTTGTATGACTATCAACGACCTACTAAAACTTAATGTAAACGATCACACAGAGAAAAAAGGGCAACTGACATATCTTTCATGGGCGTGGGCATGGGCAAAAGCACTAGAAGCTGATCCAGGCGCTACATGGGACGTACAAATGTTTGACAACAAATGTTTTATGGAAGTCAACGGAACTGCTATGGTGTTTGTCACAACCCAGTTATTTGGCAAACAAATGACTTGTCAACTTCCAGTAATGGATCACAGGAATAAAGCGATCATTAACCCTGATGCGTTTCAGGTTAATACTGCAATTATGCGGTGCATGACTAAATCATTGTCGTTACATGGTCTCGGTCTATACATTTATGCTGGTGAAGATTGCCCAAGTGGTGAAGAGCCTGAATCAAATGTAAATGAGTCCGAAATGGCTGACTATATGGCTTTGTTTGAAGAATGTGTATCAATTGAAGCATTACAAAAAGCATTTGTGCAAGCAATAGCTGCAACAGATGGGGACAAAGACTGGCAAAAGAAACTCATAAGTAAAAAAGACGTGTGCAAAAAGAAACTTGGAGGTTAAAAATGAAAGAGAATCTTTTGAGAATGGATTTAAGAGACTATTTTGCATCCCAAGCGTTGATCGGTATTATTTTTGGGCGCAAAACAATTAACAAAGAAGTTATTGAACTTTCATACAAAGTTGCAGATGCAATGATGGTTGAAAGGGAATTTAAGAAAATAGAGCCACGAGGCATAAATGGGGGTGTAGATGAATGATATTGAACAAAACACAGAAGAATGGTTTGCCATACGTTGCGGAAAAGTAACAGCATCCAGAATTGCGGACATTATTGCCACGACAAAGTCAGGTTATTCTGCCAGTCGTGCCAATTACGAGGCGCAACTTATTTGTGAAATTCTGACTGGCAAACCAGCGGAATCTTTTACAAATGCTGCGATGGCATGGGGCACAGAGACAGAGCCACTTGCAAGAGCGCAATACGAGTTGAAAACTGGCAACATGGTCAACCAGATTGGGTTTGTTGTATATCCAAAGATTGAACAAGCTGGAGCATCCCCTGATGGTTTGGTTGATAATGATGGACTCATAGAAATCAAATGCCCTAATACCAGTACGCACTTGGATACACTTTTGTCTCAAAAAGTACCATCAAAGTACATCACACAGATGACTTGGCAGATGCTTTGCACAGGTAGAAAGTGGTGCGATTTTGTGAGTTATGATCCTAGATTGCCTGATAATTTACAACTCTTTATTCAGCGCATTGAGTTAGATGAAGAGTACGGCAAAAAGCTAGAGTCTGAGGTAAAAGGGTTTTTGGAAGAAGTGAACGAAAAAGTAGAAAAATTAAGGAAAATAAATGTCTAAAGTAACGCAAGAAGTCACAGCTGTAGTCGGTAAATACAAAGACCAATCTGGTCAGGAAAAGAACCGCTATCAACGAATTGGGTCAATCATTGAAACGAAAAACGGCCCGATGCTAAAGATTGACAACATTCCTGTGTGTGAGCCTGCTTGGTCTGGTTGGGCATACTTGAATGAACCGAGAGAAAAGAAGCCTGTTGACGACATTGGTTTTTAAGTTTTTGGGCGGTCTACT